CTTACTAAGAGAGGCCTGTCCTATAACAGAGAGAGTTGGAAAACGATGTCATCAATTGATGACCCTATCATCTACTACAGGTGGTAAGGTCTCAACAGCGACTAGTTTCCAAACTCTATCAATTCCCACTATTTCTCGTCGAACCTGGCGCTTGAGATGGACGATCTCAGTAACACCAGGAATGACGAGAGCACGTAGTACATCTCTCATTGATTCATGGTCACCTTGATATTTATCAAGGATACCCATCAAAGAAAGCATGTTATTGCGAAGGGAATGAATTATAGGATGCCAGGCTAAATCATTACGATCAGCAACAAAAGGCCAAAACTCTTTTAAGAGTTTCGGCGCTAATGTTACAATCTTAAGATTTGCGCGTGACACCAACTTACCTAAAGCAAAATCAGTGAGCCTACGGGTAAAACCGTAGATTTCCTCACTGTTAGGTAAGGTACTTTCATTCCAACCTTTCTCAATGAACCATTGACGTAAAGTCTCTGGTTCTGAAAAGTTGTGGATGAAAGTAAATCCAATCCAAAAATCATAAAGCCTCTTTCTGATTAATTCCTCAGTAACTCACTGAGAATTAACCCGAAGTTGCTTGTATGATTCCTTCACAACATGATATGCATCAATATGCAGTAGATAGGAAGTTTTATAACTCCATTCTCAGACTGAAGACAAAACAGTCTTTGGTTCTTTGAAGTGAGTCATAATTCCTTTTACAGGTAAAGGACTAATTTCGGATTTGTGGTGGATTCATCTTTTTGCAAATTCATATGTGTGAAGTGACACATGAGTTTTGTTAACAGATACATCTACCCCTCATCTTTCCATTAGACCTTTATACTTAGCGGCAACAGCGTCATTTTTAATAACGATGTCATCGCCAAGTAGAATATAGTCTTGAAAGTCTTTATAACCACACTTATATGCAGCCCACTGGACTGCAAAGTGATGAGTCAATGCAAAGGCAGCCCACGAAGAGTAGGCTCCCATTGGTTGACCAACACTATAAGTATAGTTATGACCTTGAAAACCATATTCCTTATCTACTAAAACACTTGATCATGCTTTCCCTATGGTTTCACCATAAAGGCAAGAAATTACCTTTTGTTGGACGTATAGTGGAAATCGATCGGTTGCAGAGCTAAGATCGAGAGATCAAAACTTATTATCGTCATCTTTCCATTGATGATAAGGGTCTTGACTAATTGTTCTGTCCATAGGAATCCTCTTAAGGATAGAGAGTAGGTTGTCATGTATAGGTTTGAGCGCCCACTGCGTTCAATAATCTAACATAGCAATCACTCTTTCTTTTCCTTCAGGGTCGTGTACAATGCTGAGTTTACCAGCCGGAGTTTCCTCCGGAATATGGTATTCCTCTCGATTGACACCGAATCAGTATGCCTTTCAAAAGTGTCAAGAACCTTCACCCATTAAAATGAGTAGAGGACTTAACCTTTTACCTGTATGCAGAAATGCGTGCATTACACAAGACATAATACTGACCCGCCCTATTGGACTACTCTTCATATTCAAGAATAAATTCTCTGAACATGGAGCAATTAGTTTCCCATCAATCCTGTATTTTCTCTTCATAACATCTAAGAAGAAACGAGGGATAACGTAAGTTGTCTCTCTTTTACTCTTTTCTGTTATAGAAGTAAAATCAGGAATGATGGACTCTCTTTCTTTCTTGGTAGGTTCTATACCACGAGTTAAATTACAAAGTGTTAATATAACTCTCTTACCCTTATCGGTAAAGTATAGTTCCTTAAGAAAGAT